AATATTAGAACGGTGGCGAGCTAAGCTCCGGCGTAGCTAAGGCTGCTGCGTAGCGTAGTGGTTTCTACCCTCCCAGGGGTACACACCGCCGCGCGTGTCGTGAATTGACGCCGGGATCCGCCAAAAATGGCTTCTCCGTCGCATAGAAGAGAGAGAATGTCCACTTTTCCACCGCACTAACACGCGCCTTCCAGACACAATATCGAGGGCATTTCCGTCCAACCATATTTTTGATCACCAATATGTCCCCCAATATATTGGGGGGCAATCGGGGGAACTGGGGGGCAATTTACCAACCGTTTCACCTAGATTAAACGGCAGGTAAATTAACAACTGTAAATTCTATATTTTTACCGCATCCCAAATTTTAACAGCCAGACTCCATTTTTTCTTTTTTTTTCATCCGTATTTTTAATACGGAAGACTATTTACTTTCTTTAATGTATTTACTTTGTTTCTTTTTTTTCCCTCGCTGCGCTCCCCTGTTTTCTCATAAATAATTATTCCGTGTTTATAGTTAGTTTCTTCTTTTTCTTTTTCTTATCCTTTTTCTTGTTATGTTGATTTTTCATTCTTTATTTAGCCTAATCTTATATAAGATTAGTACAAGATCACCCCCTAAACCTATTAATTAACAAAAAAACATCAACATCATATCCGACTCACCCCAATTTGATTGTGTATGGTTTTTATTTAACCACGTCCTCCAAGTACAACCACAAAACCGCATCAATGGGCAATATATGACAACCATCGAGAGACACAGATAACCACAACAACCATGACGATCAAATACACCACCAGAAAGGGGTTATCCTTCATCATCAACGTGCGACTCGAACCGCACAGAGAGGTATCCACCGAGATACAATTCTATTCCACCAAGACACCATTCCTCCAGAAGCAATACTTCCGAATCCCGTACACTCATCAGGGAATCATCACTCCATTCAACTTCAACGCACTCGAAGAGGGGATCAAGAACCTCATCCACATCATGTACACCGACTCACACCACGAGGACTTCAGGTACGAGGACCTGATCGAGGCAATTGACATCCTCATGATGCACGAGGCACCTGTACTACACATAAACCTAGGTGAGGAATACCAGGTGTATTCCTCCACAACCATGTAATCGCATTTATACGTTTTCATGAATAAAATACGCCGCTTTGTGTACACGTACGGTTGTACGCGTACTTCAATAAATAAAAGGCCCATGACACATAAACCAAATGATTCATACAAGGCCCACTATCAGCCCAAATCCATTCGGCCCATTCACGTTATTTCCAGTCCAATTCTTATGCGGGACCCACATTGTCTCCAAAAAAAATCGCTCGCCACCGGT